CCTGGTGCAGGATCTCCCGCGTGTTCCGACCGCTGTTCACGAGGGCCAGCAGGGCGATGATTGCGGCAGCCCAGGCGGCGAGCTGAGTACTGGCACCCCCAAGGGCCCGATCCTTCCCGCGCCCCTCGGCCACCGCTGTCGCCAGCTTTTCCAGCCTCTCGTAGATCCCCGTCAGGTCCGCCTTCGTGGCCAGGTCGCCCTCGATGCTGTTCAGGCGCCGCTCCAGCGTTTCCACGCGCTGATCCCGGGCCTGGTTGCCCTGCTGCCACAGGTTGATGGACGTGAGGATGCTGCTCACTTGGCCGGCCAGCATCCCCACCTGGTATTCAAGGCCGCCCTTGGCGTTGGCGGTGCTCGGGTCGGTGTCGCTCATGGCTGTGGGGTGGTCATGGGGTGGTGCCCGGCTGCAGGGCCGCGATGAACTCCGCGGGCAGGTGGCACTCCGATGCCTTGGCGACGATCGCCCCGAGGGCTTCGGGGGGCATCTGGGAGGCCAGTAGGAATAGGCCCCAAGTCAAGGAGAATGCCGGGTAGTTCTGGCGCAACCGGGCCTCATCCAGCGCCGTAGGCAGCCCGGTCGTAGCCGGTTCACCTTGGGGGTCGGTGCTCAACCGGGCGGCATCCATGCCGGCGGCGATCGGCGGGAACTGGTAGAGCCAACCGGCGAAGGCGAGCCAGTCGGCGGCGGGGGGCGGCGGGGGCACGTTTACGAGCTGCCAGGCCTGCTGCCATTGGCCATTGATCTCGACCGGTGGGGCTTCTACCACGTGCTGATCTGGCCCAGGGGTAGGCGGAGCGGTGGGCGCAACGACACGCCATCCGAACGGTTGCACGTCCTCATCGCGTGGGTTGTCGCCGACCGCCAGGCCGGGAAATGCGGCGCGGAAGTCGTAGACCGACCGGGGGTAGAGGTCGGGGGTGGAGGGGTTGTAGAGGATGGTCATGGTGCGATGGCGGCTTGGATGGCGGTGCTGAGGGCGGAGATCCTCGCGTCGAGGAGGGCGAGGTCTAGGGCGGAGCCGATGGAGTAGAAGTTAAGGCGTGCATCGGAATAACCGGGAATAACTGAATCATTTCTACAAAAAATAAAATGATTACGGGTATCCGGTAATTGAGATGTAGCTGAAACATTATAGGAACTATTTCCAAGGCGCACGGTAATGTTGCTTGCGGTTTGCCTGCTAGCGCCAATCATACCTGTTTCTGCAAGGTCGTTTCCAGGGAAAGAGGTATTAAGGTCGTTTACTCTTGCGTAGTGTTTATTTTGGGAACTTAATCCTAGAACAGACATTCCGGCTTCACCCATGTACCAGCGGAGAAGTGAGTTTGTAGCACCGCGTTCGGTGACATAGACCGCTATATGCTTATTATCCTGCGGGTCTGCATTTCCAGCGTAGTTTGTGTCTAAGTATGTTGTCGCTCCGTCACCCAGTAGCCCCGTCCGCCTGTTGTAACGCAGCCCGGTAAAATTAGAGTTCGTCGGCGCCGGCATATCCGCCGCCAGCGGCACCAGTGCACCGGATAATGTGCGGGCGCCCTGCATGGCGCACGTTGCTTTAATCAGGCTTGCGGCCTGGGCCAGCACGCCGCCGCTCACCCCCAGGCTGGTGTCCGCCACCATGTCTTGCAGGCAAATATTAAAGGCATCGACTACGGCAAGTTCCAGGCCAAGTGTATTGCCAGCCGCGACATCTGCAGCGGTCACACGGTCCAAGTAGTCCTGAACATAGGCGGGGATAAAAAGGCGTCTACCACTAGCCTTCATCATCAAGCTACGCCCTAGCATCACACCCTCCCCCGCATCGGCGCCACGTAAACCGTGGGCGTAGTAAACGGCGTGCCTGTGACGGCCGGGGTGATCTGAACAATCAACTTCTCAAATTCGCCAGCTGTTGGCGTCGCTGCGGTGTTGCCGTCCCATGTGGTCGTAAACCCAGCGGCTGAAATCGTGATGACTCCAGATGTATAAAAGAAATCTACTTCCACCTCCACGTATTCCGCGAACCCGCCCGCTACCGCCAGATCTGCGACGTTGGAAAATGCAATCGTGGTGTTGCCCGCGATGGCGGCTGCCAGCATAAACCGATTGGCGGCGCGGATGTCGCAGGTATAGGTGGAGCCGGAGACCGTGACGATCTGCGCACGAGGGAGAACATTCGAGCCCAGCACAGCTGAGTAGCCGGCGCGAGGCGGAACGCCACCAAGTCCAGCGCTTGTGAACCGGCCGGTGTTTGGCGTGGTGCCGCCGATCGCGCCGGGGGCGGCAGGGTCGAAAAGCGTCGGCAAGCCCGACAGGGTGGAATACGCGATCTGCGCACCATCGCCGCCGTCGTGGTTGTGGCTGTTGCCGTTGCTCACGCCTTGCGCCGCCGGGGCAAAGTCGCTGGTTGCCGCGGCTGCGGCGGTGCCCAGCGTCGGCCGACCGCTCAGGTGGGCATAGGCGCCGGTGTACGCCACCAGGGCCAGCGACGGTCCCTGCAGCATCGACAGCGTGCCGGTGCTCGCATGGCTGCGGCCAACGACCGCAATGGCCTGCACGTTGGCAGCCGGCGCCGTGGCCGTCAGCACGCCCGAGCCGACGTACAGGGTCGTGCCCGACGGGTTGGCGACGGTGTTGAGCCCGGTCGGCACCCCGGCGATCACTCCGTGGCCGTCCTCGTTGTTTGCCAGCGCTATCATCAAGATGCCTGACGCCGGCATCGTCTGCGGATCGCTCGAATCAGCCGGGATGATCTGCACCCGGTCCGTATCCCCCTGACTGCCCACCACGTGGTAGGGCGTCATGGCCGCCATCGTGGCGCCGCTGACGTTGCGCACGTGCTCGTAGACCACGCCGGCCAACGCGCCATGGATGTGCGGCAGGGTTGCCGGCTCGGCACCCGTGAGCCAGCCGGAGGGCACCAGGCCTGCCGCCGTGGTTGACACCAGCGGCAGGGTTACGTCGTCGCCGGTGGAGCTCGACAGCAGCCGCGTGGCGGGGTCGTAGCTCAGGTTGGTGGCGCCAGTCGCCGTCAGCGCACCGTTGACGATCGACAGGCCGGTGCCCAGGGGCAGGGCGGCGGCTGCGCCTGATGTGGCTTGGGCGCGGCCCAGGACAGCCGGCCCGGTCAGGACCACAGCGCTACCCGGGGGTCCCGGAGGTCCCGGCGTGACGACTTCAATGACAGCAGGGCAAGTCATGGATCCCTCCGGGTGGTGCGCAGTGCAACAACGGCGGGGCCGGCTGCCAGGAATGGGTCATCGGCCACCAATCCACCCGGCGCCACCAGCAGACAGTCGTAGCGGTAGGCCTTGCCGGGCTTCAGCTGGGCCACGGTGGCCTCCAGGGCGATCAGGCGCACGGTGCCCAGGGTGGCGTCGGCTTCGACCGTGACCGGGTAGACGTTTCGGCCGCTCGCGTCGCTGATGGTTGCGTTGACGTCGTAGCCGGTGAATGACCATGGCGTGGTCTTGGCGGCGTCAGCCCACAGGCGGAACGAGAGCGGGTTATCCCGGCCCTGCTCCAGCTCCCAGGTTGTGCCCGTGACCCACGCCACTGATGTGCGCCCTACTGGTTGGAGTTTTCCCGGCGGCGCCGGGGTGCTTTCGCCACCCCATCGCGCACCTCGGGATCGGGTTCGGGATCAGCCTGCCCATCGGGCGCATCGATCGGGGTGATGACCACCGGCAACGGGGCCTCGGGGGCCTCGGAGGCTTGCACGGGCTCAGCTGGCGCCGGCCGGTCAAAGGTGATGTTGGCGAAGACTTGGAGCTCAGGCATCGCTCAGGATGGCGGAGGAATGAAAAGGGCAAGAGGCCAGCCGAAGCCAGCCCCTGCCCGGGTCGCAGCCGATCAGAACGGCTGGTAGTGGATGGTTGCCGCGCTGGCGTTGGTGGGCACGGCCAGGCCGTTGAGGCCTACGCCAGTGCCGGCCACGAGCCGCAGGGCCACCACGCGCACATCGCCGGTGATCGCCGGGGAGGCGGCAGCGCGAACCTGTGCGTCGATCGTGGCGCCGCTGATGGCGAACTCCACGGGGGTGAGGCCGTTGAGGCTGATGCTCCCCAGGCGCACGTAGGCGGCGGGGTTGGCGGTGCCGACGGCAGCACCGCGGGCCACGTGGGCCACCTCGACGTAGTACCCACCGGAGGCGTTGGAGGCGCCGCCGTTGGCCACGATCTTGAAGGTGTCCGCCAGGTTGAGGGCGTCGGAGAGCACGCGGGCGGAGCCGTCGCGGGTGCCGGCCGTTGCGCCGTCGCCGGCGCGGATGGCGCCGAGCAGTACGGCGTCACGGTCGACCGTGTAGCCCCGGACGGGGGCGAGACCAGTTGCTTGAGGCATGACAGATCAGAGGATGAATGGGACGGGGTTGGCCTGACTATCAGGCGATCGGCGTGGCGCTGGTGATCTTGTCCAGGCGAGCGGCGGCCCGCTTGTTCTCCATCACGAAGTTGAGATACCAGGCAATGCGGGTAAGCATGTGCGGGGTCTGGTGCATCTCGCCCACGTCGTAGACGGCCAGGCCTTCCTGGCGGCCACCGCTGGGCACCTCTACGAAGCCCTGGATGCCGGTCACCAGGCCTTCGCCCAGGGCCACGCAGTAGATGCTGGTGGTGCTGCTGGCCTCGGTGAACCCTTGGATGGGCTCGTTGTTCTCATCCACGTCGGTGCGGATGATCTCCACCTCGTTGAAGAACGCGGCCTGCTTGCCGAACTCATTGAGTCGGAAGTCGACGTTGCCGGCGAAGTTGGAATTGGAGGCAGCGGCGCCGAGGATTCGGCCCATGTGCTTGCCTACGATCAGCCGCTTCTCGGACGGGGGAACGTCCACAGCGTCGATCAGCTCGTCGAGCTTGGCGCGGGAGAGGGGGCCGGCGGTGGCGTGGTTGCTGATGTACTGGCTGGAACCAGCGGTGATCAGGTGCTCCAGGCCGGAGGCGTTGCGGCCACTGTTCTCGGACTTGTTGCCCTTGATGAAATCACGCTCCA